GCATTACTAGGTGTGTCTATTACTGGTATAATGGATAACCCTAGAATTTTATTAAATCCAGAGTATCAGAAGGAAGGAGCTGAATCTTCTGTTAGAGTTAATAAGTCTTGGGCTAAAAAGTTAAATGTTAATCAGGCCGCTAGGATTACTTGTATTAAACCAGAAGGTACATCATCATTAGTGTTAGGTAGTGCGTCTGGAATACATCCTCATCATAGTGAAAGGTACTTTCGACGTATTCAATGTAATAAGTTAGATCCTGTGTATAAACACTTTAAGAAAAGCAATAAACATATGTGCCAGGAGAGTGTATGGTCAGCAAATAAGACCGATGACGTAATTACATTCCCTGTACAGGTTTCTAAGCATGCTATGGTAAAAGATGACCTTACAGCTTTACAGCATTTAAAGTGGATTAAGTCTACTCAGCAAAATTGGGTGATTCCAGGTACAACTGAAGCAAATACCAATAATATTGAACATAATGTTAGTTGTACTGTGGTAGTAAAGGATGACGAGTGGGATAGGGTGTTCAAATTCTTGTATGATAATAAGAAATACTTTGGCGCAGTGGCATTATTACCTAAAGTCGGTGATAAATTGTATGAACAAGCACCGTTAGAGTCAATAATCGGTGAGAAAGATGAAACTCGATGGAATACTATTGTTGATAAGTATATATCTGTGAATTATAAAGCTTTAAAGGAAAAAGAAGACGCAACAGAGGTACAAGACACGGTTGCCTGTGGCGGTGGCGCATGTGAAGTACCTAATTTACAAGAAGTTAAGGCGTCTGAACCGGAAGTAGTGGTAGCTTAGTGTTTTTTCTTTACTCCGTTGTATCTAGTTAAGTCTAATTGACATAAAGGCTTTTCTATCTTTAATTTACCTAAATATTCGTTTTGTACAACAAGTTTACTACCACCAACGACTTGACCTTCGACGACATCATAGATAAAGAAGACTGTTTTAGTAATACCTACACGTATAATGCGACCAGGTTTCCCGTCTACGTATACTGTGTCGTCAGTCTTATAATCATTACCCCAGAATACAAACAACCCGGACGCTAGCTTTTTAATACTTGATTGGAGCATTAATATGGATAATCCTGCAATAAACATCCATCCATAGTCTCCTAATAAGTTTCTAGCAACTACTTCGAATTGTTCAGCCCCGTTCCCTGTTGGCTCCATATAAGTATTTAATTCATTTCCGTAGATTAAATAATTATACATGAAGAAGATTATTACTGTTATTGGTACTTATAAAAAAGAAATCGGCGGCTTATTACGGCATGCAGCCACAATTGCTGGCGGAGTTTTAATTGCTAAAGGTTCTCTTACTACAGATAGTTTTACTATGATTTTAGGTAGTACTTCAAGTATTGTCGGTACCGGTTGGTCATTTGTTAACAAGGCCTCTCATAAGAAAGAGGTCAAAGCTGCGTTAGCAACTGATCCAGTTACAGGTGATGTTACGCGTCACTTTAACGAATCGACAAAAGCTTGGGAAAGCAAGCCAGACGCTTAATTTTAACTAGCAAAACATCTCTGGCTACATAAATACTTATGTGTCGGTGACCTCACCAGGATATTTATACATTATTACTAATAAATCCTGGCCTGGTTGGTTGAAAATAGGTACAACTCGTAATTTAAACACTCGCTTACAAACATATCAAACAAGTTCTCCCTTTAGAGACTATGAGGTTGTATATTCTATAAAACATCCAGCATATATTCAAGCTGAACACAATATAAAAAAGCAAATGGAGCGTTTTGCTAAACAAATCAAGAATGAATGGTATGAAGTCGACTTACGAGTAGCTAAGGTTAGGCTATTAGAGCAGTTAGATAATTATTTTTATGGAGAATGTGATAAAGAGGAGGAATATCATCCAATTCCTCACGTCATGCCTGTATAAATAATTTAGATGGTAGGCGTTGGTAATATATTATTAGCGCCGGCAATGTACAAGCCAAAATGCCTATCTCAATAACTTATCTTATGAATAAGTGAAGGTAAAGGTGGTCCAGGTTACCTAGGATACATGTATACTAACCATAAAGATTACTTAGCCGTTGAGGTAGGCCGTTTGGTTGTAATAAATAATTATAATGACGTTTCAGGAATTGTCAGATTATAATGATAGGTTACTACAAGAAGATTGGCGTAGCAAAGCCGCGGCATTAGGTTTAGGTGCCGCAGGTGCGGTTGGAAGTTATCATGTAGGTCAACAACAACCAGCCACTCAACCAACTTCTCCACCAGCCGCTATAACTCAACCAGCTCAACCAGAGCAGCCGGCTGTTATTAATCCTATTCAAGATGCTAACTTTATAGCGTATATAAAAAATGCTGAAAATGCTGGGCTGGAGGGTCGTCAACCCAATGGTATGTGGAGAGACCATCCAAGCGGTGAAGGAGGAGCACCCACTTTTGGTTATGGTCATAAAATAAAGAAAGGTGAAGATTTTAGTCAACCTAAGTTTACTGATGCATATGTAGAAGCTCTTCTTATGAAAGATTTAAAAGATGCAGACAATATAGTTAAAAAGAAATTAGGTATTGATGCATATAATAAATTATTAAAAGAATATCCTGCCGGTGTTCAAATGTTTATAGATCTTGCATTTAATATAGGTCCGCAGTTTGCAGTCAAAAATCATCCTAACTATCTTAACTACCCAAAATTTACGCAAGGCGTTCTTACTAGGGATATGAACTTAATGCGAGCCGAGTATCATAGATATTATACACCTGGAGATTCTAACAAGAAAGTACTGTTAGATAGAAGAAATAGACTTTTTTATGATTACTTTTTAAAATGATTAAATAATTAGATAGATGCCAGCGAAACTTAAAAGATGTGTTAAGAAGGTTCAGAAGCAAGGAAAAGATAAATCTTCTGCTTATGCTATCTGCTCTAAGAGTACTGGTAAAAAAGAATCTTTTAAACATTATTTTGAACGAAATACTTATTACAATGACACTCTACATCCTAAGTTTTGGACTAACGGTGAGTTTAAAGAAGATATATTAAAAGATATACTTACAATTGTAGATGATTTTATAGAAGGTGATGATCATGTTACGCTTGAAATGATCGAAGACGTCCAATTAACAGGTTCAATGTCTAATTTTAATTATTCTGATTATTCTGATCTTGATGTACATCTCTTATTAGATTTTGCTGACATAAATGAAGATGAAACTATAGTAAAGAGAGCATTAGATGGAAAGAGATTCATATGGAACTTAAGACATGATATCGAATTTAATGGTCATGAGGTTGAATTATATTTTCAAGACGTTCATGACCCTCATGTAGCTTCTGGTTTGTTTAGTTTACAAGATAACAAATGGATTAAAAAGCCAGTACATGATCCTCCGGAAATAGATCATAAAGATGTACAAAAAAAGGCTTCTCAATTTAAAATAGAGCTTGATCTTTTAGAAGATTCATTAGATAATACTAATGATAAAGATGAGTTAGGTCTCATTAATAAGCGTGCTCAAAAATTAAAAGATAAACTTATGAATATGCGCAAACAAGGTCTTTTAAGTAAGGGAGAGTTCTCTATAGAGAATTTAGCCTTTAAAACTTTACGTAATGATGAGACCATAGCTAAATTAAATGAGTTGATTATTAAGTCATATGATCTTATGTTTTCTAGCGATGATTTAGGAGAGAAGGCTGGATTAGATGAATGGGAGCGTGCAATGTTAAGTGCTTTAGGTACAAAAAATGATCCATCACGTCAACATGAGACCGAACCAGAACAATACCCGTCAGGAATATGATAACATTTAAACAGTTTTTTAACGAAGCGACACCCGACATTGATATAACGGCGACTGGACCCGGCGGAGCAGCCCAATTAGGTACAGTAGATCAAGATCAAGCTGATATGGTTGCTAATTATGTAGATAAGCTCGCCGCAGGTAGCGAAAGTGATATACTCGACTTAATTAGAGATTCTCAATTTGATACAGCCGCCGGCGGTGATCCTAAAGACAATAAGTATTTTAAAGTTTTCGATTATTTATTGTTTGATAACAAATATAAAATTGACTGGCAAGCATTTAAAGAGCATAAAGAAAATCGATTTAGGGATAATAATTTAAAAGACTGGTTCTCTGGACAGCATGGCCAATTTAATTTATTCAAAGATTTTGCTGAACCTATATTAAGTAAATTTGTTAAGGCAAATGTTGAAGACTTCTTTAAAGAGATCTTTGTTATTAATCCACAAATTGGTGGTACTGCAGTAGGTGACGGTGAGTTTGTTTTAGGTATTTTAGGTAATGGTATAAAAGGTAATACCGGTGATGTTGACTTGATCGACGGTCTACCAATTGATCATTTAAAAATACACGGTGCTGATGTAACTTTAGAAGTAGGTACTAATGATAAAATTATAGGAGCATCGTCTCGAGAAAGCGGTTATATGACTACCGCAAGAAATATAGTCGATGCTATTCGTGCGCCAGTAAACGAAGCGACCGGATTTGTTTTTGATAACCATCCGCAGAAATGGCAATATATTCAAGGGGAATTAGGTAAGTATGATATATTCCAGGGTCAAAATCTCAAATGGTTAATAGACTTACTGAAAGAAGCTAGTAAGGAAGACTACAAAAAGTTTAAAGGGAAGCACCTGGAGACAGAAACTGCCGCCGGTGAGTCTCTTATAAATAGGTTCATTGGTAGTATAGTTTTATATGATTATATTATTGGTCATAACGATGATATTATTGTTTCTATTTACTACGCTAGTAACCAGAAGAAATTACCCGGTGGCTACAATCTTTATGATGTTCGGTGGGCAAACCTCAGGTCAATGAACCTTGAAGGAACAGTTAATTTCTTGACGCAAAATGATTGGTATAATTTTAATATCTCACCAGCGGCAACAAGATTTACATTTGGTACATAAAATGGCAGTACTAGGATTATATGATACAGAGGTAATGGGATATAGGGTAAAGATTATGCCTTATGTTATTGGTATCTTTGATGATGATAATATAATTGATGGAGATAGAATACCAAATAAGATTGTACGATATTTAATAGAAGAAGGGTTTTGTGATAGTTGGTTAAAAAAGGATGTTAGTATACGAATAAACATATATAGACAAAAATGTTAACTTATAAGAAATATTTTCCTTTATATGAGTCAGCCGGGCCAAATAAACATTTGACTCATCTCGAAGAGCTTATTCTTACTAATCAAAAGACCGGCGCTGTAAGAGCTATTAATTATCTTGAAGCTTTAACAGAGGTATTAGATAGTAATACTCCTCGAGTAGTAAATGCAACAGTAAAGTATGATGGAGCACCGGCAGTAGTAATGGGTTCTGATCCTAATGGTAATTTTTTTGTAGGTAGTAAGTCTGTCTTTAATAAAATACCTAAACTTAATTATTCAATTGATGATATTAAACGAAATCATGCTGAAGCTCCTGGACTAGTCGACAAACTAGTCCAGACTTTTGTTCATTTTAAGAATTTAAGATTTAATTCTGCTTATCAAGGTGATTTTTTATTTGATGATGAGATAAAGGAGGTAGATGTTATTGATGGTGAGGAGCATGTACTATTTAAACCTAATACCATTGTATATGCCGTGCCAACAAGTAGTGAAGAAGGTCAAAACATATTAAACTCTAAAATTGGGATCGTATTTCATACTGAATATGATATTACTGTAGATGAACAAGGGTATCCTAGATTTTCGACCAAAAAGTTCGGTGTTGATGTTACAAATTTGGATCCAGGCCCGGGCGTTTATGTTAAGGATGCTTATTTTGAGAATGATGCAGGGTATATTACTTTAACAGAGGAAGAGACAGGGATTGTAAGGGGATTAATCAATACTGCTAAAGAAAACTTACAAAGGATAGATTTTAATAAAGTAACAGATAAACTTTTAGCTAATCTTAATACATATATTAATACTGAGATAAGACAAGGGGAGTTTTTAACTGACACAGCTATTTCTTTTCAGAAATTTGTAGAGTGGTTTACAAGTAGAATAGATAAGCAAATAGAAAAGCTTAAAAGTACTAGAGGTCAAGAAAAGGCTGCTAAGAATAGAGCACAGTTATTATCTTTAATAGAAGATGCTAAAGAAGATATATTTACAGTATTTGAATTTCAAAAAGCAATTAAACAAGCTAAAGACATATTTATCCAAAAATATAATAATATGATGCGTGAGGTTAGTATGAAGAATTATTTATTTGAACCAAATGGTGATTTAGTAGTAACAGATCCAGAAGGTTATGTAGCTATTGATGCTACAGGTAATGCTGTTAAGTTTGTTGATAGATTAGAGTTTAGTAGGGCTAATTTTGCTATTGATAAAGATAGTAAGTTTAAGAAGAATTAGTTGTTTCTTAAAAAATCCCTGTAAATATTTTCACAGGGATGACTATAGTATTTAATTTTTTTGACTTTAATTATAGCGGCCAGTTTTTAAAATCTTGGGTTAATTTATCTACGTATTTA